GCCAATTAACGTGTTATTAGTACCTGTTGTTAATGTGTTGCCTGCGTTAAACCCTAAACCTGTATTGTTTGAGCCAGTTGTGTTTGCTTGCAGTGCGCCCAATCCGGATGCAACATTAAAATTACCAACTGTGTTTCCAGCAAGTGCTGCATAACCTGTTGCTGTGTTTTGAATGCCTGTTGTATTTGAAGCAAGTGTTGCATAACCTATTGCAGTATTAGCACTACCTGTTGTATTTGCAATAAGTGATTGATAACCGTTTGCCGTGTTATTAGAACCTGTTGTGGTTGACTGCAATGACTGACTACCAAAAGCTGTGTTATTACCAGCTGTTGTGTTAGACGTTAACGATGCATACCCAACGGCTGTATTACTGAATCCCGTTGTATTTGCTGTAAGTGCGATATACCCCACAGAAGTGTTGTATGAACCAATGGTGTTAGCAGTTAATCCCTGATAACCAATCGCTGTGTTTAACGTCCCACTTTGCAATGTAGCAACAGGCACAGTAAACCCTGAACCTGTGCCGCCAATGCTTGCAGTAGGCGCTGTTAACACCGTGGTTGTATCTTTAAACCCAACACCCGCTGATGTAATCGTAACAGTACTGACCGCACCGCCTGCTACAACAATTGTCGCAGTTGGGTATGTGATCGCAGTTGAGCCGCTTGATAGCGTCATTACAACGCCTGTGTATGTGCCGTTTGTGTATCCTGAACCGCCTGTGACTGTGCCAAGCGTTGCTACGTTGGTGGTGTTGTTTTTGAGTGATTGATAACCAATAGCGGTAATATTTCCACCATTTGTATTTGAATTTAATGCTTGATAACCAACAGCAACGTTTAAACTTCCCGTAGTATTTGAAGCCAACGCACTTGTACCAACCGCTGTATTCGTTGCAACAGCACCGCCGCCTTTACCAACCGCTAATCCGCTGATCGTTGCATCGTTCGCCAGCACAAATGTTGTGCCGTTAAACGTCATGTTGGCAGAGCCAGCTAATGCGCCTGAACTGTTGTACTGAACTTGCGTGGTAGACCCGCCTGCCGATACGCTAGAGCTTGACCATGTTGGTACGTTGCCTGCGCCACCCGATACTAAAAACTGTCCAACTGTGCCAGACAAGTTGTTTGGCAGCAGCGCACCAGTAAAGTTAAGCGTTGTAAATGCGCCTGATGCTGGAGTCGTAGCACCGACAGTTGTGCCGTTAATTGTGCCGCCAGTAACAGAAACTGCCGTAGCATTTTGCTCTGCCATCGTGCCAACGCCCGATAAACTGTGGCTTGCGTTCCAATCACTAGGACGAACTAGAGAAGTATCCGCATCGTCCGGAATCGTACTTACTTTTGTGTGCAGAACGGTAATTGCCATTTGTTAGCCTATTGCAAAGTTGGTTGTACGACTTCGATGCCCGACACTCGCCCGTCTGGACCACGAATGACACGTTTAGGCGCTGACATTACACCCATTGCGCCATCAATACGGTTCATTGTCTGACCAATCATGTCTGCCATGTTGTTGTGAATCTCGTGCATCTTACCCATTGCCATTGACAAACTATGGCTCAGTTCCTGTGTGACTTTCTGACTTGCTGCCTCTTGTGCCTCAAGTAGCGGAATGTCAACGCCAGGGTTTGCACCGATCCGTGCCACGGTAATCTTGGTGGCTTGCTCTAATTCGACCTTCCAACGCTCTAACCTGTCAGCATGATCCAATTCGGCTTGTTTCATTGCCGCTAAATGTTGCAATTTCATTTGCTCCATTTGCATTTCAGCTTGTGCTTTAGCTTGAGCAATTTGACCATCTGCTTGCGCCCGTAATTGTTCGGCTTGCGCTGTGGCTTGCATTTTCATTTGTTCCATTTGCTGCTCGGCTTGCATTTTCATCATTTCAGGATCTGGTGGCGGTGGTGTAGGATTCGCTGCCATTTGTTTCTGTTTATCTTCTAATTGCTGCATGGCCTGATCAATCATGCCTTCAATCGGCTCGGCTTTCTTGTAAGCACCCACGCCAAACTTAATCAATTCAACCAACATTGGAATCAATTCAGGCTGCTGCTGACCAACTGGTAACGCTTGCGTTAAGAACCCACCCATCGCTTGCAAGAACTCGGTGCGATCACGTTTGTTCTGATTTTCGTCAATTTGCACCAGGCTATCCGAATCGACCTGAATTCGAAATGACCGCAATGGCTTGTCTTTAAGTAACATCAACGCCTGCGGGATCAGCGCCTTGTCAGCATCAGTCATTGCTTCGGCAGCTGCGTACTGAAGTATTGTTTGCGGCTGAAACTTAGTGCAAATAACCTGTGCTTTTAGTTGAAATAGCTCACTTGCAAACAAGGCAACATCCTCTTGCATCGCTCGCAGACGCAAACCGGCGTACTGGCCCTTAATCTGTTGTGCTGTAGCTGTTTCAGATGCTGCTGTCTGTCCCCGAACAATGTCTGAAATCCCAGTTATTTCGTAAATTTGGTTCTTGATTTCATCCCTTGCCCTATAACACTGCAATAGAGCATTTGACAGGGTATCAATCGGCAACAGATCAATTGAGCCTTTTAAGCCGCCTTTTTCAGAGAACGCCATCCACTTGTCCACTGGGATAAGTGTATTGTTATCACCTTCGGTCAAAAGACGCTGTAAGGACGGTTGTGACGCATCGTAGACCCCACGCACTCGCAAAGCCTTCACTAACCCGTCGATGCGATCCGTCAGAATGTCTAGCTCGGTGGCTTGGTCTTGATACAGCACAAAGTCAGCCACCGGCACAAGCGTATCGCTCGTCATCGTGGCGTAAAGTGGCTTAGCGCACGGAAAGAAATTTTCAAGCTCTAGCGGATCGTCACGTTCATCCAGCACTTCGGGACAACTCTTGCTTAACCAATAGACTTTGCCGCTTTCTTTGTCCCAAATTTCGCAAATTTTGGCTCTTGTGAAATCTTTAGATTGAGTCGAATATTGCTTATTGGTTTCCGGCCCTGCATCCAAAGGTATCTTTTTTGCCATTTCCTCGCCAAATCGCTCTGCAAGGCTTTCTTTAGTCATGTACACCCAACGCCAAACGCTTGTGACTTCTTCCCATGTTCTTGCGACTGAATGCCCAAAGTCTTTCCAATGAACGTAATCAGTAGGCGCACACTCGTACTCAATTTCCTCTTGCGGCTCGACTTCCTCACCCAATGCACCATCCATCGTCATTGCTGTCTTGGTTTCGTCAACCTCGTCAACATCCTCCGTGACTTGCAAACCATTTTCAGGCATATCTTGCGTTCTAACGTGAGGTTCGTAACGAACCCACGCCACGCCTCGACCACCTAGAAACCTATCCTCGACTGCGTGTTTCATCGTTGATCTGAAATCGGTGTAATGCTCGATCTCAAAGTCCAACGCACGTTCGATCAACTGCGACGCTACTCTTGCAACTGGATCGTTATCCCCAAAGCGTCGAGATACGTCTGCTTTCGGTAGCCTGGCATAAACAGCGGGAATCAACGTCTGTACGTTAGACCACAGAATGTTGAATTTAGCCGTTTCGTTTGTGTTTTGATTGCGGTTATCGTCACGGTAACGCCTCACGATCTTGGTCGTTCTAGCTTCCCATTTCTTAAACTCGTTGTCGTATTGACTAATGCAATTTAGCCATTTTTGAACGCCGGTAAGTGCTTCCATTAAATTCTCGCAAAAATTACGTCACGGTTGACCCGTCCAACAATCTCATAGCCCCAACCTTGGAGTAGTCCGATTGTGTCCTCGTCGGTGTACCCGTACCGACTGCCCAAGCCTTTCAACTCTAACGTGATTACTGGATACGTTCTCTTAATCGTCTGTTCAGCGCCGAGCAATGCAAGGTGTTCGTAGCCTTCAATGTCTAACTGAATGAAGTCGCAATCGTCTACCTCAAGGGAATCAATCGGGATGACTTGAATATCGTTGCCTGCTTTGATTTGGTGCGCCCCTATGTTCTCAGGGTAAGGATGATCGACTGCCGCCATGCCGTGCTTGTCACCAAATGCTGCTTGCGAATGCTCAATGTTGTCACGGCCTGCCACGTTTAGCAGCAGAGCTTGGTAATTGAGGCTATCAGGTTCGACGGTAATAACACGCTCAAAATGATTTGCCATGTTTGCGGGAAATATCCCAATATTGCCGCCTGCTTGAATGACGGTGCGAAAATCGTTGAGGTGTACATAACTTGCATACAAGTCTGGCAACTCGACCAAAAGTGCGTTAATGCAACACTCGTCTAAGTCCGGTACTTGCCAACCTTCAACCAATTTCATACGGTATCCTTGTTTGTTCCCACGGCCTTGGATGACCGTGAAATATCACCACTTTGGCATCGTCTAACCCATTCGGCAGCACATTAACTTTAAAACTTACGATCCCATTGCAAATATCTTGCCAGTACGTCACTTTGTCCCGCATATGGTGTTCGATATAAGCCTGGTCACCACCAGCTGCGTACATCTGCAACTCTGCGAACTTTGTGTACAAATCCACAGGTTTTGACCAATACATCATGCTGCTTTGCATAGCTTTCGGGTTGTACTGACCCCTGTATACGTCACGCATAATCACAAAATCATGCTGCTTTGCTGCCTCAACAATCTCAGTACAGTCACCAGTTAGCACCGTGTCAAGATCAAAGTACAGCGCACTCGGTAACCTAAACAACTCCATCTTTGACCACCAACCCTTCCAATCATGCAGCAAAGGTATGGTTTCGCACTCTAGCCATACATCAGACAAGCAAACAAACTCATGCGGTGGCAGATACTTGGCGCACATCTTTTGCAACGCATAAACGTGTTCAGGCTTGAAATCACCGCCAGACCGCAATACGCTTGCTACGATCATACGGTAAAGATGCCAATCGCCATGACTTCAGAGCCTGCGCCGGTTGTGATCTTCCATGCGCCGTTCTGACTGACTGCGTTAAGCTCGACGTTATAAACACCGATACCGCCGCCTGGTGAGTTTGGCAATATTGTGTGTGTCAAAATGCCTGCGCCTGTGCCGTCAACGATTTGAACTGCCGCCGTTGCAGCTGTAGACACAGTAATGACGATACGGTGCAAGTAATCACCAATTGCGCCAGTTGTGCCTAAAACTTGCGCTGATGAACTTGCTGCAACGTGTTCGTATTGGTATCTAAAGGGATTCTGTACGCCACTCATAATCTTCTACTCCGTGTTGTTGTGTGGGTTGCCCACATATCATTTAAAGTTACTGTGTTTGCTGGCCCGACCATCAACGGTTTCTCAACGTCCGGTGGCTTAACCTTCGGCTCTAATCGCCACGCAATTGCCAACATCCTCATTGCGTCAGCTGGGTGGCTTGTCCAATCATGCCTCGGTGTCTGCCTAAATGCTTTCTTGTCCTCATCATATTCACGCTGATATTGTCTTAATGCCTCTAGCCCATCGTGCGTCCGTTCAGCATCAAACCAACAGTTTGGCAGCATCTGTCTGACCGCTTGAATCCCATCTTGCACCGACAAGTCAGGCACGATCGCCAGGTTGTTAATGCCTAAGAACTCTGCTAATTGCTCAATTACAGACTTCCCCGCTGCTGCTAGTGTCTTTGCTCTCGCATCGTGCGGTAAGTAATGTTTTCCGTAAATATATGGCTTTTGTAGCACTATTTTAGCTATTTCTTCAACATTTGCACCGGAAATCGCAAAATAATCAATGATATGGATTTCGTTTCGCACGACCTGATACCACCAAATCGCCGTATCATCCCGATAACCCAGATCCCAAGCCGTGTGACAAGGTATGTGCGGATCGTAATCAACACGCCTGACTTGACCAGCATCTGTGATCTTGCGTAAGTCCTCGCCGTAGTAAGCGCCAAGGATAGCCGCCTCGAATGAGCATTCATACTCTTGCAGAAACTGGTCATCGCTGATTTGTGCGGCAGCTGCTTTCAATTCGGTGTCAGGCAATAGCCCAGACTCGGATGCTTTAAGCACTAAGTGAAACCACTCGTCTGGTGTTCGTTTAGCTTGCTCAAATATCTGCCAAAACTGATTTTTTCCTTTTGGAGTTCCCGCAAAAACGCACCAGCCCATTTTGTCACTCAAACACGGTCTTACGACATTACCCCACACCGACGGTCTGAAGTCACCGTATTCGTCAAGAAACACGCCATCAAAACCTAGCCCACGCATTGCGTCAGCATTGTCAGCGCCAAAGAGTCGTATCTTTGCGCCAGTTATAAGCTCAACGGTCAGCTCGGCCTCGTTCGATGTCGCCAGTACGGGTCTAGCAAAGCGTTTAAGATAGTCCCAAGCCACAGACTTAGCCTGGCTGCGAAACGGTGCAATGTACGCAAACAACGGGCTTTCAGTCTTGCACATGAGTGCGGCACGGATAATGTCGTTTATTGCTGCAACAGTCTTGCCAGCTCGACGGTGTGCGACTAAACAAGCCCAGCGCTCAGTGCGGTTATGGAATGACTTGAAAGCGCCCCTAGGTGAGTAGGGCAGCGTTACTTCCCGTCTTGCCACTTCACCACCATTTCAATTGGGGTGTTATCCACACCACTATGTTCGGTTCGTGCAAGTTTAGGTGAGGCAAACTCTGCTAATTGAGCAATAAGCGTCAAAGCACCCTTCGGATCTGGTTTAACCTGATCTCCATCGCCATGAGCAACGGTTTCTAACCATTTGCCAACGTTCTCAGAATTGTTCTCAAGTAGGGCTGTAACGGTATCTCTAAAAGCTTTTGTGGCTTTATTGACGCTACCCTTCTTTCTACCGATCCCTGCTGCGGGTGGTTTAGGTCTTACACCAGACTTCACTACTTTGCTGATTTCCATATCTTTTCTCAATGGTCTTAGATTTAAGATTGGTTGAGTTTAGCTTACTTATTGATTTCCCTGCATTGCTTCCCAATCTGCTTGGGTTGCACCTACAGCGTCAGGGTTTTGTCCCGTAGCTCTCATGAAATACTCTTTCCATGCTGTTGGATGGTTTTCAGCTTTAAGCATTTCGCCAGACGGTGCAGATGAGGGCCAATGCAAACGGTTTTGGTCGAATGGATCTGGTTCAGGTCTGATGCCAGCTGCCCATGCTTTGCGGTAGTCATAATCAGCGTTTTTACTTAAATCTGGCGCTTCACCGTATTGCTTTTGAAATTCTGAATACCAAGGTGATGCGGTAATGCCTGACATAAATCGCCGTTCATCGCCTTGCGCTTGGATTGTTGGATTGACCGTTGCTGGTCTTAGAGCGTTTTCCAACTCCATTTGGTACTTTAAGGAATCAGCAAGTTTCTTAGGATCAGCCACGGTTACGCTCACTTATGTTTTTAGCTTTTGACCTTGCATCTTCCTTGCTTGATGCGCCCCATGCTTTTAAGGCTAACGCTAGTCTGGTCGGTTTCCCGTCTTTCTCCATTGGCCCTGGCATATTGCCCATCCGTGCGAGAAAACTGGCTCGTCTTGGATTGTCACCTGACTTGACCGGTGGTTTGAGGTTCATGCCCTGTGCTTTGGCACTCGCTCGACCCTTGGCATTTAGACCGCCAGCAGGGTTTTGCCCCTCTTTGCGTTGCCAAGCCGCTGTCATTTCTTTGCGTCCTTGGCAGTCTTGGCTGATTCTTTGAAGTCTTTGGCGGTTGGTGCGCCTGGTGATCCGGGCTTTCTCATCTTTTCGCCGCTGCCTGCTTTGATCCGTTCTTGTTTGGCAAGAATGTTGGCGTAAAGTCCGGCTTTCATTTGAACGCCTTTAGCTTGTAAAGGGTTGAATCAATCAATTGAGCAATTTCGTCAATTAAATTTTGCAATTCTGTTTCCTTGGGCAGCTCGGTGCGTATGTCTTTGACAAACGCTTTGACGCTAGTAATGTACTTTACTGGATCGGTAGCTAGATGAAAGTCTTTAGGATACGACTTAATCTGCTCGTAGCAACCTTGATAAGTTTCTGCCCATGTGTCTGCTAGATCAATGATGCCTTCGTAGTATTTCTGCAACGCTTTGTGTTTAGCGTAGCTGTCCGTCTGCAAGTGCATAAAGTGAGCATTTGTCCCTGAGTGGAACAAAGTAGACACGAATACGGCGGGATAATCCATAGTAACCTCACAAAGTTGCTATAACAATTGTACAACCGCCTCCCTTTTTAATCGACCCCCTTGCTATTTCTATCTTATCGAATTGTGAATCTGAGTCATAAACCCCTGCCCACTCTAATGCGTCGAATAGGCTTTTAAGCCTGTTGTCTAGATCAATTATTCGTTTATCTCGTTGAAATATAGTAATGATAGCTTGAAGTCGAGCGTCCCGAAAGCTCGGTATGTTGTTAATTGCCACATAGTTAAATATCTCGGCTTTGTAATCCCTAGCGGTTTTTGAAAGGATTGTTCTACCGTGAAAGTTGCGCCAGTAAGTGTTAACCGACGGTGGTAGCGGCAGCTGGAGGGTGGCTAACATTTAATAAAATTACGCTCAAATAACTCGCCAATTGTGCGCCTGTGGGCAACTTCCCAAAATTCTCTGCGTTGTTCTTTGCTCAGTTTATTGCCCTGATCCAAATCCATGTGGCAGCTAAAGCATAAAGCTGCAACCCTGTAATCAGACGCTTTGATGCCTTTTCCCTTACCGTCAGCTAATTGGTTTGAGTGCGCTGCAACAACCGTACCATCTTCAGTTTCGCAAAGTTGGCAGGGCAGCTGTCGGCAAGCTACTAAAAGTTTGGGGTTTCTGTACATTGAGCCTCCGACCATTCTTGCAGATCAACAACGGCAATTTGCATATCCACGGCAACGTCAGCAGCTGCGTCAAATTGTCCCTTTAAAACAAGTTTTCGATATTGCCTGACAAATAATGTGATTTTAATTAGGCTTTCAGAATAGTCGGTCATTTGGTTAATTTCTCAATTTGTCGGTTACTGGCCTGCTCAGTGCGCCAGGCATCAAACCTAAGTTGTGCGCTCGTTAGCCGCCACTTTAACAACTCAACTTTCTCAGTTGCTGCGCCGATTGCGTTGCACAGGTTTTGATAATCCTGATGAGCGTATGCCTCCCTTTCTTGGGCGGTTACGGCAGATTCGCCCGACTTCTTCATTAAGATAGCTTTTAGGCTTGATTTAAACGCCTCCAGTTGCGCCAGTTCTCCCTTAGCTTTGGCGTAGGCTGGTGCGTTGTCATAAATATATTCGATGCAAGGATGCGGGCTGTATTCGCTCATATCAAATCCATCTGTTTAGGCATTACTTTCCATTCCCGTTCTGCCCGACCACTTTTACTTTGCACATTGCGACCAGTTAATAAGATTTCATGATTGCGTTCTAATTCACTAAGCCGCCTCGCTACCTGATTGCCATCGAGTCCTGTAATCTGCGCTATACCGTCTTTACCTTGTGGCCCGTACTTGCATAAGGCTTGGATGATGATTGTGGCGTGTTGAGCCGCTAAAGACTTGGCAGAGTCCGCAGCAGCCCAACTGGTGACAGGATCGCTATTTCTAGCAACTTGGTTCATGTGTTTTTCTCCCGCAATAAATCTGACACGGCTTGTGCAAATTCAAAAGCCGACCATTCGTCACCATCATTAAGGATTTGCTTAATCTCATCTTTGTAAAGTTCTTGCCATTCAGGTTTTTCTTCAGCACAAATTAACTCAGCAAATTTTTCAAGATGCGGAGGATTTGCCAACCAACACCAGCTGTGGGTGTCCCATTCCATACCGGCCTGTTTAGCCAATTTTTTAATGTAATCGCTCATACATCCTGCCTATACATGGCAACAGCACCAGGTTCAGGCGTAAACACAATTCGTAGTTTCGGCCCATCGCAATGCATCCAGTATGCAGGCTTGCGTTCCAACTCCTTGGTAATACGTTTAATTTCTTGTTGCAAATCATCAATGATTTTTTGATGATCTGGGTCAACGTTGCTGTAATCTTCCGCCCAAATCGTCAACACAAGGTACGCACGTTCATACAGGTCGAGTTGCTTTACTAATCGTTGGTCAGTCATGTTTAACCCCTTGCTCTAATTGCTTTTATGCATTGCAAATAGGGATTTACGTTCCAACTTTGCGTCGGAATCAAGCCCATTTGTACCGAGCATTCCACTGCACAAGCCTCACGTTCTGCTGCCGCAACTTCATCATGCATTTCAGCAAACACCATTTCAATGGCAGATGACCAATAATCAATACTGCCCACAGCAATATCAACGCCGTGGGCTTCCAACATTTTGCGTAATTTTGCGTTCATTTATTGCCCCTAGCTTTGTCAATAATTCTTTCAAATGTGCCGTGATAAGTCATGCCCAATGCTTTATTAATTAAAGCAAGTGATTGAGCAATTATTGGATTTAATGTAATTGGTGCTGATTTGCGGATTGTTTCCAATGTTTCTTTTGCATCTTCTAAAGCCGCAATGTCTGCGCTGTTGATTTGCCACAACCAATCAATATCTGCTTCAAGTTCTTTGTTTACAGTAATGGATATTGTGCCTGATTGCTTTGGCGTTGGTTGTTCCATTTCTTGAGCATATAACTCGTTTAATCGAGCTAACTGTTCAGCCTGGTCATTCACTAAAGCCCGTAAACGTGTGATTTCTTTGTTTTGGCTAATCATTAGCCGTTCAAATCCGGTTATTGTTGAGATCATTGCATCACCAGGCTAAGTAAAGGGAAAAAGGCAAACACAAGAGCAAGCAAAATTAAGCCGACAATCCACGCCGACAACGGTATTTTGTCCTCGACTGCGTGGTAAGTGTCTTTGCGACCTCTTGGAGTTTTGTAATCATTCATCGCTGCCATCCTCCTCGTTTGCTGTGACTTTCTCAATGTGGTTAATGTCAATGAAATGTGTGTACATTGGGCAAGCACAGATCAACACATCGTCACGGTCAATCTTGATATACGGTTCGCCGTTACTGTCTGTTTTTACGCCATCAGCAAATTGATCCATAAGCGTTGCAATCATTTTGTCGGACAATTCGTGGC